AAGGGTATAAAGTAATTTTTGTGACCCCCTTATTTTTGTTTGACATCATAAAGTCTTGTGTGGTTTGACATCATTTTGACATCAGAATATTTTAGAAATTCGTTCCACGATGTCATCCTCCATCTTAGGAGTGACATGTGAATAGGTGTCCATTGTTTCTTGAAATGAAGCATGCCCTAGACGTTCCTGTATGGCTTTCATATTTGCCCCATTTTCGATGAGAAGAGTGGCGTGGGTATGTCTTGTGCCATGCATTGTAAAAGATGGCTTGCCGATTAAATTAGCGTATTTCTTGCATAGCTTGCTAACTTCATCAGGACAGCGAGGGGCACCTTTAATACCAGGAAATACTAGATTGTTATTAATCCAATTCATAGTCTTGATTCTGCGTTTGTCTATGACTGTTTTATGCTTCATAAGCTCCTGGAGTGTTTCCGTATCAATGGCTATTATCCGTTTTGATGATGTTGTTTTAGTTGTGTTTGATATAACTGCAGTTGATCCGATTTTGAGTGCTGTTTGTGAAATGGATATGGTCGACTTTTTAAAGTCGATATCAGACCATCTTAGGCCTAGTAATTCAGAGCGCCGCATACCGGTTGCAAATGCTAATTTAAATAGTGCATGGTGTTCGGTGTTTGAGATATTGGACAGAAAATTCTTGACTTCGTTTACAGATAATGTGACCATTTGGCGAACCTTAACTTGTTTAGGCCTGTCTATATTTTTCATATAATTTTTAGGGATTATATCATCTTTTACCGCTTGCTCTAATATAGAACCTAGGATTGTCATGGTGTAGGATATAGTTCTTGATGATAATCCGTCCATTGATTCAAAGACATATCGTAATGTATTAGGTTTAATTTCAGCTAACTTTACGCCGCCGATTTTATCTCTAATATAACGATTAATAATCCCTGTATAACTTTGATAGGTAGCCGGTGTTATACTCTTTTCTTTTAATTGCAGCCATATATTAATCCAGGTATTTAATGAAATAGTATCATCGAAATTGGCACATGATTGATTAGTATTTACGTATTTCTCCATAGCTTCTATAGCCGCTTTCCTGGTTGTGCCATAAAAGTATTTACGCTTGCCGCTTATTATCTTTGATACCTGGTAGCGACCGTCGGATCGTTTTTTAGCCATAAAAAGAACCTCCTTGGCTTAAATTTGGGTATAAGAAATAAGCCTTAGAGGTTTTATGTGATATAATGATATTGGAGTAAAAATGAAGTACCTCTAAGGTATGTAGTTTTTAGTGGCCCTCACTGCGGTGAGGGCTTATTTTTTTTAAATTAATTTGACTTTATCGAAAGATTTTAGCTTTGTTGTAGGACTTGCAAATAGATACTCATTTGCCTCACAGAATTGATTAACTGAATATCTTAGTTTATAAGTGTATAAGCGATAATCAGCATAGATTGATTTGATTTCGAGGCATTCGTCATATGTGGCAATCCATTTGTATTTGTCCATTTTTTTTATAGTTTCAGATAGTGATACGTGATCTTCGTGATTAAATGCATTCTTATATAAAGCCTGGCCTTGCTTATAGTATGGTGGGTCAAAGAATGTAAACAGTTGCTCCGTACTTTCTTGTAACAATACGTCGTTAATTAAGTCTTTAGCATCTAGCATATATAGGCGTATTCTACGGCGCTGTTCAGCTATTGTGTGTATTTTTTTTATAATTCCGGCTTTATTAAATCTACAATCTAGGGAGTACTTTGATTTTTGTGCATGGCCTCCAATTGGGCCTCCAGTGATGATACCTCCGCGATTTGTCCGGTTAAGAAATAAAGCTGATACTGCTAATCTAAAGTCATAGACTGGAATGTCTTTTAGCTCAGAATATATATCTTTATGGCGATACCATTCATCCATTGTGATGGGCATGGATTGTACTGTGTCGATGAGCTTATCCGTATCGTGTAATATTGCAAACCAAATAGAGTAAATAGATGGATCAAGGTCATTTAGTATGACAGAGTCAACTTTATTAGTTAATAGCAGTTCCATTGAAACACCGGACCCGCCGGAGAATGGCTCACAATATATAGGGCTTTTCATTTTGTTAATAGTAATAAGGTTACTCACAAATTTAGCAAGTTGGGTTTTGCCACCAGGGTAGCGTAGAATCGACTTTGTTACAGGCATAGAATACACCTCCTTTCTTATAAGTATAATGGGAAATTACAAGAATGGCCAGTAGAAATTATTCAGGAATATAGAGTTTTTTAGAGATTTCATCTATTGCATTATCAATGTCTTCAATAAGTTTATTACACTCGTCCTCATGCTCGTCTCTCCAGAATTTGAAAAGATTAGTTTCGTCAAATTGAGCTTTATAGGCATTGAACCAAGCTTTCATTTTATCCCTTTTTTTACCATTTCTTTGATAGTTAGATAAGTTGATGTCTTGGAAGTGGCTATAGGTTAGACCGTGTTGAAGGCAAATATACTGTCCAAAGTATTTTCGTGCTTGCTCTGAGTTTGAATTAAGGAACATTAATAAACTCTCCTCAATTGGTTTGCTTGACGGCAATAAGTAGATATAGTGCCCACTAGCATTTTGTGCTCGAATAGTAGCCATTGGAGCTGTCTTTGATTTAACGTCGCCGTCCAAGATTATAATTCTTGTATTGAAATAAGTAGGATCACATTTACTTAGAGATAAGACTTCGTTACAACCTACTGTAGTATCTAATAAATTAATTTTTGCTAAAAGTTCTGGAGGAAGTAAGCGATTTAATAACCATCGTGCTTCAGCATCTTCTGAGATTAGTTTTATCTTTTGTGCTGAACGGAAAGCAACTGTTTCTTGTAACAAATTTCTATACAAAAGAGGTTCAGGGGACCTTATTATAGTTGGTGTAATCTCATTGTTTGCACGGCTTAAGAAATATATCTCAATAGGTTTAATTGTATCGTTAGATAACTGCACCGGATTTGCTATTAATCGAGCATGATCCAGCAAAGATAGACTATGGGTTGTAAATACAACTTGCAAGTCTAGTTTCTTTGACCATTCGTATAAGTAGTCAAATAATTTATTCTGTGCTGATGGGTGTAGCGCCGCGTCTATTTCATCTATTAATAATAATCCGCCTTGATAATCTTCAGCACGTTCGGATTTCAATTTTTTGAAAGACTCTACGGCGAGAAGTATTTGCGCCAAATTATCCTGCCCAGCAGAATTGGTAAGATAGTCATATTTATCGGTATTCACACCGATTGGAGTTCTTTTTGTCACGTCTACTGTAATTTGATTGACAGATTGGATATCATCGTAAATAGACAATATTTTACGATAAGTTTCTAGAAAAGATGCAGAGTCCACATCTACAGTAGTTGGAGCTGTATTGCTAGTTATAGTAGACTCGCCTAACGGGTATAACCTTGATAGACCTAAATATAAAGACGGGTGCTCCTTTTTGGCATTAGACGGGCTACCTGAAGCAGTAGTAGTAACCGGAATTAATCGACCACGTGTGTTGTTTTGCTGCCAGGTAATTCGATATTTTAGTTCAGAGTCACCTTCATAGGAAATTGACGCAACGTTAGATGCCGTGGTGTCAAAATCGGGGGACATTTTGAATAACTCTCCCCATTCGCAGCGGAATGCTGGTTGAAGAATAGGCTTTCCTTTATCTGCTTTTAGTTCACATGAATTTCCGAGTAAACCTAGAATAGTAGATTTGCCTACCGCGTTAGTCCCGGAAAGAACTGTAATGTTTTTACCGATAGTAAACTCTGCGTCTGTAAAAGCTCTGAAGTTGTTGATTTTTAACGATACAATTCGCATTCTTAATATCTCCCGCTATATCCCAAAAATCCCTCTAATAATACTACGGTTACGTTCGTGTTTAGCTTTTCGTTCTGCTTCTTTTTGTTGTGCGATTCTAGCTTCTTGTTGCGCCTTTTCTTGCTGCGCTTTTGCTTCAGCACGAGCCTGTGACTCATCTGCTTGTTGCTTTTTGTAATCGGCTAATTTAGCATCACGGCCTATTAGTCCTTTTACAGAAGCAATAAGCGCTTCATCGCCCATACCTGGTGCAGCAACATGATTTTGACCATTGAAATTTTGATTTCTCTTTATTGCGTCAGAGCCATTTACATAGGTATTCCTATCGAATAAGTCTAATGAATTATTTGAAAAATGAATCTTATACGAAATTAAATCTTGAATTCCTGTTGTCCGTACCCATACCGCCCAGGCCTTGGCAGTATCTGTCTCCGGATCATAAGACAATGTGTTCAAATCGACTTTCCCTGTGTAGTCAGAATTTGAATAAAACCATTGCCAACGTGCGTCGTTGAATTCCTTTGCACTGACCATCATTGTTGAACATAATGCAAATATTGTTGCTAATACTAATCCCTTTTTCATTTTAAAATCTCCCTGTGTTAAATTATGTGGTGATAGAAATCGATTCCGTTAAGGTCCCCATCTTCAATTTGAGACATCCTTACCATACGTTCGACTAAATTAACGTGATGATCCACATAAAAGTCATCACGAATAATATGACTTAACTCATGTTTAATTTCCTCCCTCATGCGATCATGGGGGAGATTTTTATTTATGTAGATATTATGGGTATCCACATCTTCACATTCCTCCGATACCGCATTAGTATGTGGTAGATTGCAATAAATTATATTAACTACCAATTACAACACCCTCCCTTGTGTCGACTATTTATGTTTAGATCTGTTGAGCACGCAAAAAATCTAGTTTTTCTTTGTAAGCTTTTGACGAAGGGGCCATAAGTACGTCTTGCATAAACTCGCTAATTACTGGTATGTATTCCTTATAAATCATACTAAATACATCCTTATCAATAGCTTGTGTGAAATTAATAAATGCATTGTTCGGTAATAAATATTTAAAAACAATGAGTAATTTAAAAATATTGGTAATGTTATCTTGATATTCAAGTTGAAAAGTAGTGGTAAAGTCGACAAGTAATGGCAAGCTTTCTTTTAACTTTGGGTAATCATGGTTGATAAAACTTGAAAAGTGGGCACAGTCATTACGAACTTGATTTAAAAATAATATACTTGTACGAAGTTGGCTTGGAGTCATATGGAAAAATGATGAAATATTATCCTGAATTTTAAGAACTTCATAGAAGTGTAGCATTTCACCAAATGAAAGATTATTAATAAAAATCCATATAGGGATATGTCCATGTTTTGTTCGATAGTGAGTAAACGGCTTAAATGTAGTATCCTTGTATATCTTTTTTAATCGTTTTATTAATAACTCATGCTTTAATTCATTTTTCTTTGTCTTTAGATTTTGTGTGTAATTTGATTCATTTAAATATGGTTCTATGTAGTGACAATCAATGCTATCACCATCAAATGGTCCGTAAGCTTTTGCAAACTCATAAGATATACAAGTTTTTAATCGTTGCTCGATTTGTAAAATAGGATAAAATATAAGGTTTTTAATCCTAGCATCAACTTGTTGGATACTGAATAGTTTAAAGAAATCGATATCATCAATATATTTATCATTAGTTAGAAAAGGCTTATTATATTGGTTGATAATATTGTAATATCCATATGTTTGTAGTAAATCTTTCACATACGATTTAGAATTTTTGAGTATGGTCATTCTAATATCACGATCAGAGGTTGGATGTTTAAATGGATTGTGAATATGAATTACAGCTGGACCTTTTATATCAGGGGAAGGTGATTTATTAGTATATTTAGGTAACAAACCAGAATTGGATAATATATCTATTTGTTCATCGTAAGTTTTAAATGATTTCATAATAATAAAAAGGCCATGCACACATAAGTGTACATGACCTTTTTCAGGTTGCAGCTTTTTGCAAAGCCTCCCCAGATACCATGTACACAATATACCATTGCAAGAACTCTTTGTCAAACTCCTTTCTTTTATATTGATTTTGATATAGCGGACAATTATTTATATTTAGATTTTAAAAATTCAATATATTCCACAGCTTTTTGCATATCCTCCTTTGAAATTCCACGTGATGCGGAGAATAATAAACGAGCCTCTGGGCGTGTACGTAGATATTCTGCATATTCTGCAGTTTCAGGATCTACATAGTAACCTTCGGACTGATTAGAAGCTGTGTCATCATAACCAATAAGCCAAACTGGACTTACATTTAATGCCTCTGCAATAATTGATATTTTATCTTGTTTTGGTTCATATTTTCCATTTAACCAATCGGAAATTGATGATGAACGAATACCTGTCATTTTAGATAAATCTGCTTGACTTAGATTGCGTTTTTGTAGAATTGAGTTTAAACGTTCTATAAATTTCTCTTTCATTTTAAGTTCTCCTAAATATCTATCGACACAGTCATTATATACGGAAAAGCGAACAAAAGCAAGTATAAACTAAATTTAAACACGGAAAAGCGTTGACATCAATTTAATACTAGGTTATCATTAAAGCACGGAAAGCCGTATATAGAAAAGAGGTGATAGAATGGCTTTTAATTATGACTATCTTAGGGGATTTATTAAAGAAAACTATGGAACAATAAACAAGTTTGCAGAATTCTTAGGCATTGGTACTACTCAAATATATGAAAGACTTGGAAATAGAGTTCCATTTACACAGAAGGAAATCGACAAGGTGGCAAATGAAAGCAAAGCTGAACCATTACCACCACAAGAGATTTATCGTCTTTTTTTTACAAAATAAGCACGGAAAACCGTGTAAATTATAGAGGTAATAAAAAAGTAAAGGGAAGTTAGCAAAGAAAATATCAGAGAGGTGAATCAAATGGAAAAATAAAAAGCCACTAACAAAGTTAGTGGCAATAGATAGGATATTGGGCGCTCGTGGATAGATTATTGGTAATGCTCCTCACCATCTATGCGTTGCACCTTACAAAGCATACGAGGCATTTACTTTGTCTTGGCTCAAGGTTGTCCTGTTGCAGCAGGAGATTCCTTGAATTCACCCAATTTGCAATTAGTAATTACTTACTAATGGGACGTGTAAACATCCTTTCCTAAACCAAAATCACGTAATCGAGAAATACCAGAAGCTTTCTCTAATTGAAGCATTGGGCTATTAGCTACATTTTGTGCTAACGCTAAAGCTCCTTGTGTTTGAGCATTAAGGGTAAATTCTTTTGCAAGTGAAGTTTTTGCAGAAGATTGAATCATAGAAATAACTTTATTTGTATTCTTAAGAATTTCTAATTGTGGTTGAACCACCAAGATGTTATCGTAAAGGCTTTTTATCCTTTACATCTACTTGTTACCAAGTAGTTCAGCATATGTCATTATCCTATCAAAAATTATTATACATGAATAAATAATGAAAATAAAACAAAGAGGTGAAATCAAATGAAAGAAATAAAAGCCACTAACAAAAGTTAGTGGCAGTAGAGAGGAGGTATAAAAATGGAAAAATATGTAGGAAGAATACATACAAAAGAAGATACAGAAAAATTAGGGTATCAAAATGAATATATAAGAGTTGGATCATCGGAGGAGGGCTTTTGGTATTATTTACAATTCATTGCTGTACTGATTTCTTCTTTTTCATTAGGCGTATCAGTAGCATTTTGGCTATTTAAAATTTTATGAAAATTGGATAAATCGTAATGAACTCTGTAGAACTTAAATTTTTTTCTATTAGATGTTGATACAGATGAGCGATGCCATGGTAACCAAGCGTATTGAGGAACTTTAAATTCTATGGAGACGCCCTCTTCAATAGAAATATTTTTATTAAGAACAATCAAAATGGGCAACTCTAAACAACTTCCTGATGTGATGGGACCACAGCGCGATTTAGGCAAATCAATAACGAAATTTTCCAAAGCTCTTGGTCCGAATGGACTAATTAATAAAGAAGGCTTGTTTTTTAATAAAGGAAGACTAGATAAAGTGCAAAGGAAATGGTTTTCGTTTGTTTTAGGATTATAGGCTCGTAAATCAAAATAAGAGCTATTGGCAGTACTAGCATTCACGATGATTGCAGTTGTAAAAATTGCATATCGATTAGGCGAATCTTCAAAAATATTATCAGCAGCTTTTATGTTTTTTGTGACATCTAATGCAAAACAATTGGCATCAAAATCAACCGTTATTAATCTTATTTCTCGTAAATATGAAAGTAGAGAAAGTAATAAAGCAGCTAATGAAATGATTACAGTAATAAAATCCATATTTTCACATCCTTTCAAGGTGATTATACAAATAAATAATTAAAAGTGCACTAAATGTACGTGAATATTTTGTAAAAGGAGATAACTATGAATAAAGAGTCATTATATGAATTATGTTCAATGTGCTTATGGATTTTAGCATTAGGTATATCCTCTAGCATAAGTTTATTCATTCTTGTGTGGACGGTTCGACTAGCATTTAGCGCCTAGGAGGTACCTATGAATAAAATATGTATCACAGTAGCGGAAGCAGCAGAGCTTGCCAGTGTACCGGAAACTGTAATCCGAGAATGGGCGCAAGACTTTGACTTTCCGTCTATGAAAATTGGTAAGCGTGGAGGTAAACGCCTTATCCACGTTGAGTCGTTTAATGCTTGGCTAGCGAAACGGTGCCAGGCACGAATAGGAGAGTAGAAATGATGAAAGTAATTTATGCAATTCGTATTATTGCAGCCATATTGGTAGTTGGTGCAGTTGGTTCTATGGATATTGATCATATCGATTTATGGACAGGGTTTTGCCAGGGACTACTAGGCATTACTCTTTGGTTACTCACAGGTTACTGGTTAGATGATATCCATGAGTTAGAAAATGAAAAAGTCCGCTAATAATGGCCTAGGAAACCATAGCGGACTTGGTAGAGTAGTCGCTTAAATACTCTACCTGTATTGTACAAAATATAGGAGATAAACACAATGAACAAAACAGTATTAATGACAGCAACAATCGCATCTTTAGCAGTAAACGTATTTGCAGCTGATAACAATTTCATCGGCGGCACAGATAACACCATTTCCGTAAATTCTAAAAGTTCAATGGTAACCGGGTTCCAAAATCACATTGATGCGAACAATGCATTCGCATTTGGTACTGATAATACAGTTACAGGTGAGAATGGGTTCGCAGGTGGTAACAATGCAACTGCAGCAGGTCGCAATAGTTTTGCATTTGGCTCGCATGCAGAAAGCCTAGTTGAATACACCATTGCAATGGGTAACCAAGCGCGAACAAGTGCTTATAATACTATCGCTATAGGTAACGGCGCCTATGCAAATGGTGAAAGTACGGTTGTTATTGGACGTACAAACACAGTCAATGCTGAAAACGCTACAGTGATTGGCTCAAATAACGGAACAGTCGCAAGTGGACAAGGTGTAGTTGTTGGTTATAACAACAAGGCTCAAGGCTCCAATAAAGAAATGTTGGCTTTTGGTTCTAACAATACTGTTCAAAATCAAGGAGCTACGGTTTTAGGCTCTCACGGTCAAGCGGTGGCAGTAGATAGTTTGGCACTCGGTAATAATACCGTAGCTGATGTGCAAAACTCTGTAGCGTTGGGAACTAACTCAACTACAGAAGAAACAGTATCTACCAATCATATTTACATCAATGGTGAGAAATACGATTTTGCCGGCGGTGTAGCGAACAGCACGGTATCTATTGGAGCTAATAATAAAGCTGGTAATGGTGGTGTTCAAAACTATAAGCGAACACTAACCAACATGGCAGCAGGTAGAGTAGATGGTACATCTACCGACGCAATCAACGGCTCTCAACTTAATGCGGTAATTAATGCTCTTAAATTTACTACTGTTGCAGAAGGAACAAATACAACGGTTACACAATCAACAAATATTGATGGTGGTAAAGAGTTCGCGGTTCATGTGAATAAAGACTTAGCTAACATGAATTCCGTTCAATTTGGCACGGTTAATGATCCACAACGTAACTATACTGGCAGAAATGGTAGTCATGTATTTAACGGAGAAATTAACTCTAATTACGGTGCTAATGGGTTTAAAGTAGAAAATACAGATAATTTAGACAACGCTCAATTCAATATGGATGGCATGGTTGCTGATAACAACGGCAAACACATTGAATTAACAACTAAAAAGATTACAGTTGGTAATCAACAAATTCATGACGTTGCGGATGGAGTTGCGGATACTGATGCGGTTAATATGCGTCAACTAAGAGCGCAAAACCAAGTAGACATGGCTCAAATTAACCAAACCAATGCACGTCTAAATAAATTAGGCGCAAGTTCCGCAGCATTGGCCGGATTACATCCGCTTGACTTTAATCGTAATGATAAAGTCAGCTACGCGATTTCTTACGGTCATTACCGCAATAGTAATGCTATAGCGCTCGGCGTATTCGCTAGACCTAATGAACGTATCATGTTAGGCTTCGGCGCTACACTAGGCGCTGAAAATCAATATAATCTAAGCCTCTCATTTAAGACTGGCAAAGGCTCAGATTACATTCAAGAGGCAAAAGATAAAGATAGCCGTATTTCTAAATTGGAAACACTTGTTCAACAACTTATTAAAGAAGTAGAACTTAGTAAACAATCAAAATGATGAATGGTGCAGATTTATATAGTTATTTACAAGATAAACAATTAGAACTCAATAAAGCATTGCGTTTAGCCAAAGATAGAGGAATTGATTTGGCAAATGCTGAGTATGCTTATAAAAAGGCCAAGGCTAAATTTATAGCATCGGCCAGATTGGAAAAAGTAGCAGTTACATTAATACGTGATCTAGCACAGGGAGATGAATATATTGCTGAGCTTAGATTAAGAAGAGATACCGCTAAGGTACTTTATTTAAATGCACAGGAAGCAATTAATGTATTCAAACTACAGTGCCGATTAGTAGAATCACAACTAAAACGGGAGTGGCAAGATGGATAACTGGTACAACCAATTAACTAACATGGAATGCCCAATATGTGGAAAACCAATACATTGTGCAATTGTATGTCACAAAGAAAAGAAGCGTGTATGTGATACATGTTGTAGTGAGTGCCAATACCTAATGAGATATCAAGGCGAATGGCATTGTGAATTTAATAAATAAAAAACCCCCCCCCCCCAGGCGCGCGGGGGGGTGGCGGTGTTGGAAGGAAAAAGAGAAAAA